CGCGCAGCTCGCCGCCGAGCAACTGCGCGCGCGCCTGCGCGCTGGCCGGCCGATCGTCGAATGGGTGCAGATTCGGCCGCGAAACGAGGCGCTCGACTGCCTGATTCTCGCCCTGGCGGCGCATCGTTTGTGCTCCGGCAAGCTCTACGCCGCGCGTGCTTCCGGCCGGCCTGACCAGGATACGCCGCCGGCTGCCGGAGAAGCCGCTGCTGGGCGGACGGATGGCGCGCCGGAAGCCAGCCAGACGCCGACTCCGGCTGCTGCTGCTGTGCCAGCGGCCGAAACGCCGGATCTGGCGACGCTGCTGGCGCAGGCGAGGAAAAAGCTTGTCCGGCGGTGACAGCCTGCTCGAGATCATCGAGCTGGCGCGCGCGGCAATGCCGGAAGTGCCGGCGGAAGCCTGGGAGCGCTTTGAGGCGGCAATTCGTCGCCAGATGGGCGGCGAGCGGCACTACATCGCCGCGCGCCGCAAGCGCTACCACCTGCAGGCCGTTTCACGCGGCGTCGAAGCCGGATCAACGGCGGAAGACCTTGCCGACGAGCTGGGGCTGTCGCCGCGGCGCATCCGGCAAATCCAGCAGCTGTGCCGCCGGTGATGTCCGCCGCGCTCCTCTTCGCCTCGACCTTCGCCCTGGTCTTCTGCCTCGGCATGCAGTCGCTGCTCGTCCGCGACGATCGGCGCCGCCTGGCGTTCATCAACTCGTTTTGCATCGGCGCCTTCAACCTGGTGCTGTTCAAACTGGCGCCCGATGCCGGGGCAGTCGAGATTGCCGCGTACCTGTGCGGAGGGCCGGTCGGGATTGTCTCGGCAATGGCGGTGTTCGGTTGGTTTGCGCGGCGCAGGAAGTTCGGAAAAAGTTAGCGGAAGGTGTCGAAAATATCAAAGCCGCCCCCGGGCGGCTTTTTCACGCCCGCTCGCCGCCGCCGCCGCGGAAATTTCTTGCCTATTTTTGGCGCGCGCTACTCGGCACAATCCGCGGCATGTCTTCCTCTTCCGAGCCCAAATCCTTCCGCTCCGGCGAGACCGTCGCCTGGACTCGCGATCTGCCGCAGTACTCGGCCGACGATGGCTGGGTGCTGAAGTACCGGTTTTTCTGGCCCGCCGGCGTCTCGGCGGTCACCGTCAGCGCCGTCGGCGACGGCACCGTGCATTCGTTGTCGCTCTCCGCCGCCGAAACCGCGCTGATGCAGCCGGGCGCCGCATCTATCTGGGCCTACGTCGAGCGCTTCATCGGCTCGCCGTCTGGCCCTGAGCGCGTCGACCTCGGTATTACCGCCGTCCAGATCGGCACCAACCTGCTCAACGCCGGCGCGCTTGATCCGCGCTCGAGCAACCAGCGCGCGCTGGACGATCTGCGCGCCGCCCTGGCCGCCTACGCCTCGGGCGGCTCGGCGCACGTCGCCGAGTACCAGATCGGCGACCGCACCATGAAATTCCGCTCCCTGCGCGAGATCCAGGATCTCATCGCCCACTACGAGCGCGAGATCCGACGCGCCAACTTCGAAGCACGCCCGCGCGTGCTCTATCGGGGCTGAGCATGCAGATCGCCAGCTTCTTCCGCGGCCTCTTCGGCGCCGATCCCGGCCAACAGCCAGCCAGCAATTCCGGCTGGATCAACGACGCGCTGCAGCACCAGTGCTCCGTCGCGCAGACGCGCCGATTCGAATCGCTGCAGACCGCCAAGCGCCTGCTCGAGACATCAGAAACGCCGGATTGGGCGCATTCGTGGAGTACCTCGGCGGCGCACATCAACGAGGATCTGCGCGGCACGCTGCCGACCATCGTCGCGCGTGCCACCAACCTCGCGCGCAACAACGAGTGGGCACAACGCTGGCTGATCCAGCAGCGCGACAACGTGCTGGGGCAGACCGGCATCCGCCTGCAGTGCCGGCTCACCAAGTCGCGCAGCAGCGAGCAGCACTCCGAAGCCAACGACGCGATTGAAAAGCTCTGGCGCGAGTGGGGCGCCGCCGGCACCTGCGAAACCTCCGGCCTGAGCTGGCGGCAGGTGGAAGCGCTGGCGCTGCAGTCGCTTGCCCGCACCGGCGAGCTGTTCTACCGCTTCCGCACCGGCTTGGCCGCCGGTAAATTCGGCTTCCAGATCCAGGTGCTCGACCCCTGGCTCATCGACCACACGCGGCACGAAAACCTGGCCAACGGCAGCACCGTCCGCCTCGGCGTTGAGCGCGATGCCGACGGCCGCGTGCTCGCCTACCATCTGCGCCCCGGCACCGCTGCCGTGGCCGCCGATCGCCAGGGCGGTGGCTTGAACTCGATGCGCCTGTCGGCCAGCGAAGCGCGGCTGTGCTTCGCCTGCGACGAGCCCGGACAGGTCCGCGGCATCGCCTGGCTGTCGGTCGGCGCCCGGCGGCTGTGGATGGCGCAGAAATTCGAGGAAGCCTGCGGCGTGGCCAGCCGCAACAGCGCCGAGCGTCTGGGCTTTTTCGTCAGCCCGACCGGCGACGCGCCGCCCGGCTTCGCCGACCAGATCATCAGCTCGGTGCTCGACGCCGCTCGCGCCGCCGGCAAAGTCTTGTCTCCGGAAGAAGTCCAGCAGCTCACCGAAGCCGCCGAAAAGTTCTCGACGACGATGCCCGGCCAGTACGACACCATCCCGGCCGGCTACGACTTCCGGCAGTACGACAGCCCCTGGCCGAATATCCAGGCTGGCGAGTACGTCAAGTCGCAGATCCGCGCCTGGTCCGCCGCCCGCGGCGCCAGCTACCACACCATCGGCAACGACCTCGAGGGCGTGAACTACTCCTCGGCGCGCGTCGGCATCCTCGACGAGCGCGAGCATTACAAGGTCGTGCAGCAGGATCTGATCGACTGGCTGCATCAGCCCGTGCTCGAGGAGTGGATGCGCTTTGCGGTGCTGCGCAACGCGAGCCTCGTCGGCAGCCGCCTGCGCGACTACATCGACGCCTGCACCTGGCGTCCGCGCCGCTGGGCCGGAATCGACCCAGCGAAGGAATCCAAGGCCAACGAGAGCGATCTGCAGTACGGGCTCACCTCGCGCAGCCAGATCATCCTCGAGCGCGGCGAAGACCCGGAGCAGATCGCCCGCGACCGCAAGCTCGACGAAGAGCTGTTCGGCCCGCTGCCGAGCCAGTCGGCGCCGACCGCAGACCCCGCCGACGATGCCGACGACGAAGAAGACGATCCCGCGGCGTCTGGCGCGCCCGCCGCCGCCGCCGAGAATTCCGCGCCCGTCGTCCGCTCCGTCCGATTCTGAAAGCAGACCGCCATGCAAGATCACAACACCACCACGCCGCCGCCCGCCACCGAGACCGGCCAGCGCTCGCGCATCGAAGGCGCGATGCACCGCTCGCTGGCCGACGTTCGCCTGCTCGGCGAGCGTGCCGGACAGGAAGTCGGCGACGGCCTGATGCGCCTCGAGATCGCCGCATCGAGTGAAGAACCCTACCTGCGCGCCGACGGCTGGGAAGAACCGTGGGTGGAGATCCTCGGCCACAGTGCCGGAGAAGTCGACCTGACGCGCCTGCAGAACGGCGCCCCGGTGTTTGCCAACCACGACACCAGAACCGCCACCGGAAGCACGCCGCTTGCCGCAATCGGCAAGATCGAATCCGCCCGGCTCGACGACGATCGCCGCGTGCGTTTGACCGTGGCCCTGTCGCCGCGCGCCGCGCTGGCCGATCTGCGCCGCGACATCGAGCTGGGTCTGACGCCCAAGGTTTCGATCGGCTACCGCATCCAGGAGCGCGTGCTGCATCGCCAGGCCAGCCAGAAGAATCCGCCAACCTACCGCGTCACACGCTGGCAGCCGTTCGAGGTGTCGCTGGTCGACATCCCGGCCGACGACACCGTCGGCATTGGCCGATCGGCCGAAGACCCGCCTGCCGCAGCGCCGCGCGCCATCGCGCTCGACGACGCGCCGCAACCCGCACCAGTTTCCCCGCCGCCGGCCTCGGGCCAGCAAAACTCCACCGTAAGGACCATCGCCATGCAAGACCTCGCCCCGGCGGCAACCAACCAGCCGCCTTTCAATCCCGATTCCATCATCAATGCCGAGCGCGCTCGCGTCACCGAGATTGCCGCGCTCGGGGAACAGTACCGCCAGTATCTCAAGCCCAACGACGCTGCAGACGCCGTCCGCAACGGCCGCAGCATCGACGAATTCCGCAACTACATCCTGGCGCAGATCACCCAGCGCCACCAGGGGCAGTCGCTCGACGTCGGCATGACCAAGCGCGAGCAGTCGCGCTACAGCTTTGCCCGCCTGCTCGGCGCGATGTGCAGCGGCGACTGGACGCACGCCGGCCTCGAGCGGGAGTGCTCGCAGGAAGTCGAGCGCGTCTTCGGCCGCCCGGCGACCGGTGCGTATGTGCCCTACGAGATGCTCTTCGGCCGCGATTTCAACGTCGGCACCACCACCGAAGCCGGCAACCTCGTGCAAACCGATGTGCGCACCGACATGATGGCCGACTTCCTGCGCAACAAGCTGGTGCTCGGCGGTCTTGGCGCCACGATCCTGACCGGTCTGACCAGTTCGCTCTCGATCCCGCGCCAGGCGACCGGCTCAACGATCGGCACCCTGACGGAAATCGGCTCGGCCAGCGAGAGCAACCCGACCGTGCAGACGCTGACGCTGCAGCCGAAGCGCGTCGGCGCCTACACCGAGGCATCGAAGCAGGCGCTGATCCAGGCCAACCCGTCCGTTGAGCAGATGATCCGCAACGACCTGATCAGCCAGGCGCTCGTGCTGTTCGAAAGCCAGGCGATCAACGGTACCGGCACGGCGCCGCAGCATAACGGCATCCGCTTTACGTCCGGCATCGGCACGGCTCCCGCGGCCGGCGCCAACGGCCTCGCGCCGGCCTGGACGCACTTTGTAGATCTCGAAACCGCCTGCGCCAACGCCAACGCCGAGCCCGATCGCCTCGCCGGCTACCTGATCAACACCCGCACGCGCGGCGCGGCCAAGAAAGCGCAAGTCGGCACCAACCTGCCGATGATCTGGGAAAACGGCCCGACGCCGATCAACGGCTATCGCGCCGCGGTGAGCAACAACGTGCCGTCGAACTTGACCAAGGGCACCAGCACGACGGTTTGCTCGGCGGCCATCTTCGGCAGCAACTGGAGCGATCTGATCATCGGCTTCTTTGGTGGCGCCGATGTCACGGTCGATCCCTACACCAAGGCCGACACCGGACAGGTCAAGATCACCCTCAATCAGTTTGCCGACTCCGGCGTTCGCCAGCCGGCCAGCTTCGCGACGATTTCCGACCTGCTCACCGGCTAACCCGCCTCCTCGTGCCCCGGCAGTACCCCGGCCCCGGATGCGCCGCCCCTCCTTCGGCGCATCCGGGACAACCGGGCCCTCAACGATCACGACCACGACCGACGAAAACGACGACATGACCTGGACCCCGGCAACCAGCAACGGCCTCGAATCCCGCAAGATCCGCCACGAGGTGCTGCACTACCTCGCTGCCGGCGGCTTCGATGTCGGCTGTGGCGTCGAGAAAGTCTGGCCGCACCTGCTCGGGCTCGATTCCGGCAAGGATTTGCAGCTCTTCGGCGCTCCGGTTAAGCCCGATGTCCTGATCCCGGATGCCGCGCGCCTGTCGCTGTTCGCCGACGGGGTCGCCAACAACGTGTTTTCCTCGCACCTGCTCGAGCATATCGTCGACTGGCAGGCTGCGCTGCGCGAATGGTGGCGCGTGCTCGCGATCGGCGGTCACCTCGTTCTCTACCTGCCGCACGCCGACCACTACCCGCGCCGCGGCGAGCCGGGCGCCAACCCGGACCACAAGCATGATTTCGTCCCGGAAGAGATCATCGACGCGATGTGCCTGCTCTTCCCGGATTGGGCTCTGCTCGAATGCCAGACGCGCAGCGCCGGCGACGAGTACTCCTTCCTTCTGGTCTTCCGCAAGCTCGCCGCCGGCATCGGCCAAAGCGAGCCATGGTGCGATCTCAAACCGGAAAAGCGCGCCGGCATCGTCCGCATGGGCGGCAACGGCGATGCACTGTGGGCGGCATCGGTCGCTGCGCATCTGCACGACCAGGGCTACGCCGTGACGTGCTACGTCGCCGCCAACGGCGAGGAAATGCTCCGGCACGACCCGCACATCGCCGAGCTGCGCGTGATTCCGCGCAATGTCCTCTCCGATGACGAAGCGATCGAGTACTGGTGTCACCAGGCGCCGCAGTATCAGCGCTGGGTGAATCTGCACGGCAGCGTCGAAAACCGCCTGCTGCCGCATCAGTCCGCCGCCGAGTTCTACCTGCCGACCGGCGTCCGCCGCAAGCTGATGGGCGGCAACTACGTCGACACCGTCCATCTGTACGCCGAGCTGCCGGCCAGCGCGAAGAACCGGCAGCGCTTCTACCCGGCACCGTTCGAACGCGAATGGGCGCGCCTCCTGCGCGAGCAGATGAGCGGCAAGGTCGTCGTCCTCGCGCCGTCCGGCAGCGGGCCTTTCAAGGGCTGGCCGCACGCGCAGCGCTTCATGGAGATCCTCGCCGACCACCGCGTGCATACCTTCCTGCTCGGCGACCTCGCGCACCTGCCAGGCGAAGTCGATCACGTCGAGCGTGATGGCGTCGAGTACGGCAGCGTCATGGGCCAGGAGTGGCCGCTGCGCCTGGCGCTCGCCTGGGCGTGCCAGGCCGACGCCGTCGTCGGCACAGAGAGCGTCATCGCCAACGCGGTGGCGAACGAGCGCATGCCGAAGGTCGTGCTGCTCTCGCACAGCAGCCGCGAGAACCTGACGAGAGACTGGAAAAACACCATCAGTCTCGAATCGCCCGTCGCGTGCCATCCGTGCCACCGCATCCACAACCACGGCGGAGCGTTCTGCCCGCGCCAGCCATCGGGCGCCGCGGCGTGCATGGAATCGTACAGCGCCGAGACGGTCGCCGCGCTCGTGCTGACCCGGCTCGGCATTCGCCACCAGATCGGCGAGCCGGCCGGCATCGTCTGTGCCGAGGCGGCATGATGGGTGCTGCCGATGGCAAGCCGTTTGACGACTGGCGCCCGTTCGATGATGCCCTCCACACCTTCGACGGCGCCTACATCGGGCCAGTCGGCGGAAACCCGGGCGAGCTGGAGCGGATCTGCTACGCCACCGGCCCTGCCGGCTTCGCCTCGCTCTGCCGCATCACCTGGTCGTTTGACGCCGGCCGCGGCTTCGACCAAAGCCGGCTGCCGTATGACGCGGCCGGAATCGAGATCGCCGGCATTCTCGACACCGTCGACGCGATGTCGTTCGACGCGGCCGCCAAGACCACCCACACCCTGCGCTACCTCGCCGGCCCGCCGCTGAAGTCCGGTGATGTCGTCGCGATCGCCAACGCGACGTATCACGTCGTCGGCGTGCCGCAGCGCATCAATGGCTCGGAAATGCGGGCCGAGCTGATTTTGAATCGAGGCTGAGAGAATGTTCCCCGACGATCTGGTATACCTTCCGAATCCCGCAGCGAACGCGCCGACCAATGTGCCGCTGACGCCGCTGTCGGGCTGCATCGCGAATTTGAACGCGGTCGCGCAGGCGCTGCAGGCGAAGGTCGGTGTCGACGGAAGCACGGTTCCCACGTCGATAGACAAGCGTCTTGCGGATACCGAGGCCGCATCGGCAGATCACGCTACGCGCTTTGATGCCGTAGATACGCGCTTTGATGCCGTAGAAGCCACCGCTGCAGAGCACGAAACGCGACTGAGAAATACCGAAGCCGCCGCTATAGGCTATCAGGTCACGAATATTCAAGCGCTTTTCGGTGTTTCAAAGAAGTTAGCGGCAGCCGAATATTCAAACGTTGTAATCAACGTGCTCGGGGACTCGATCACTTATGGCACGTACTCCAACGGCACGGCGCTGCTGACTGACGCAAACGCGGACGTCTACGGATACGTCGGCAGGCTGCGCGCAAAACTCGCGCGGCTGTATGGCAAAGACCCTGGCGGATTTATCCCGGCCAACCACTCGGCCAACGTGTTATCCGGGACCGGATCACCTGTTTCGTCAATCGGCATGCCGCAAACATGCGTTCGCGTAGCCGGAACGACTGTTCCGCACGCTCTGCCGTTGCCAAGTGGCGCCACCATAACGATTCCTGTCCCGCGCTGCACCGACATCGAAATCTGGTATTTTGACTCCAATACCGTAACCAACGCTGGGGCGATTGCCAACACAGGGACATTCTCGTACAACGTCGATTCCGCTGGCGCGACGACGACCACTGCAGATAACGCAAACCCCGTTGCATACAAGAAAATCGCAATTGCTGGCCTGGCCGCATCGGAGCATTCTCTCGTGCTGACAGGAGTCAGCGGGACGTGCTACATACTCGGGGTATTCTACTTTTCTGCAGCCGGATGCGTCTCTGTTAACAAGTTCGGAATCGGCTCAGGCACCTCTCTGGATTTCACTGGAGAATCCTCGCAGAATTTTATCTCTGCTGCAGGCCGTCAGAGAGCATGGGGATTTGTCGGTGTGGCCAAAGCACCGACGACGTTGACGGGTTCCGTGACAAACGGGTCGAATAGTGTTACTGGGTTATCCAGCACATCCGGATTGTCTGTTGGCATGATCGTTGGATCAGCAACAAACCTCCCGCTGCCGTGCTATATCACGGAAATCCAATCATCGACCGCCATTACATTATCGGCCGCGGCAACTGGAACAAGCGCATCACAAAGCCTCATTTTCGGCGGAAACGAGGCGTTGACTGGCGACATTTACATCATTTGCATAGGTCACAATGACTGGACACACCAGAACGACGCGATAGCGACCACCCCGGATGTAATGAAGACGCGTTTGCAATTGTTGATCGACATTTTCACCGCAAAAGGAGCTGCAATCCTCCTTGTCGGATCGCCAAGAGCGACCAACACGGTGACTCCAGAAACCTACACCATCGAAGATTATTGGACTGCGCTGGACGAGCTGGCCGAGGAAAACGCCAATGTCTGCACCATGCAAATTAGCAGTATATGGGGGACGCACGCAGAAGCGGTGACAGCCGGTTTTGTGTCTGTGGCCTCTGGCGTGCATCCACTCGCGCGCGGAGCATCACACATGGCGCAGGCCATTTACAACGTGTTGACCATGTGTCCAGGAATCAACGCGTGAATACGATAACGCGCGTCTGAGCGAAATATGATCTCCACCACCGAAACCGCCATCCTCGACCGCCTGGCCGCAGCCATGCCTGGAACCTTCATCGCGAAAAATCCATGACCTTGACCCTCATCACCCAGCCGGATATCGAGCCGATTACTCTAAGCGAGGTCAAGGCGCACTGTCGCATTGAGCATATGACAGACGACACGTTGATCACCTCGCTGATCACCGCCGCGCGCCTGGCTGCCGAGCACGAGCTGCAGCGACCGCTGATCACGCAGACATGGCAGGCGGCGTATGAGGCATTCCCGTCTGAAATTTGGGGCATCAATGCCATAGCCCTAGGCAAATTCCGACCTATCGCCATCACCAGCATCACCTATCTTGATCAGGATGGCGTCGACGCCGTGTTGGCTCCGTCCGCCTACGTCCTCGACTCAGCTACCGTCCCTGGCTGGGTGCATCCGGCCTATAACACCTCCTGGCCGACCGCGCGTGAGTTCGCCAACAGCGTCCGCATTCGCTTCACCGCCGGCTACGGCGCCGCGGCCGATGTCCCGCAATGCATCAAGCAGTGGATGCTGCTGATGATCGGCTCCATGTACGCATTCCGCGAAGCGACCACCGACCGCGCGCAGGCCCGTTTGCCGTACATCAACTCCCTGCTCGATCCGGAGAGGGTCTATCAGTGACTGGCGCATCCGTCCTGCAGGCCGGAGCGATGCGCGAGCGCGTGACGCCGCA